CGCGATAAAATGCGTCAGGAGATAAAGCGGATAGTCAGAGAAAATAGAACCAAACCGAACATCACGAAATATACCTTCTGGAATCTGGGAACAGCAAGCACCACCCACAAAGCGTATGAAGTTATCACCGAATTTCTGGAGCCTGGGATGATGTTGCTTCCTTACGGCGAGTTCTGGCCAGAAGAAGAAGTTTGGAAGCAGATTTCGGGGGAAGCCTACAATAAAATCTGGACCAGCGACGACAGCAGGCACTGGTATTCTACTCTTGAGAGTGAACAGTATGCGCAACTGCTTTTCAGGTTCAAGGTAGGAGCCAAACCTGACGTCCTCACTAAACTGGAGTTAACCTTTGAAGGTTATGGAACAGCTCCGGGAGGCAACGGCGCCACAATCAAAGTTTGGAACTTCACTTCTGAAGCCTGGGAGCAGCCTCAGTCTGGAACAGGTGGAACAGACGAAACCCTGACTATATCGTTAACCTCCGGGTTCGCAGATTATGTGGACTCAGACGGCTACGTGTACTTGCTAGCCAGAACAACCTACATAACTGATGAAATTACGCCTGCCGTGATCTACTGCGATTATGTTAAGTGTACGATTACAGTGCAGGGTGTCACCTACGTGGATGTTGTTTCCAATAGGGATAATGACAAAGTTGAGGTGAAGCCTGTCATTTGGAGAACCGAGTTCGTTCTCAAAACTTGGCTTTTCGAGACTGTTTTAGTCACATAAAGGAGGAAAAAATAGGGAATGAGTGAACCATACGGAGCGCATGAGGCAGGAATCGCCTACATCAGCGAGAGCACCTACGGGCAGACCCCAGCATCGCCTGACATGGTTGAAATAATCACGGCAGACAATGTTGAGCCTGCTGTAAGTCCAAGCCTAATCAAGGTTCGAGGCATAGGCAGCAGAGACCCTCAGTTTATCCGCAAAGGCCTGAGATTGGTGGATGTCAAGTTCGACTACGCTTTGCAGAACATTCAGTTACTCAATTTTATCTCTACTTTGGGGTCCATGAGCCTCGAGGTTTGGTATGAAAAGACAGCTGGCACCGTATCCCTGTTGCATAAAGGCTGCAGAATGGACCGCGCAGAAGTCCAATGCTCCATCGAAGACATCATAAACGCTAACGTGAGTCTGATCGGTCAGGATTTGACTGTGGGAACTGCCAAGATCGGCAACAGCTACACCCCATGGTCAGAGAATCCAGTGGCATTCTATGAATGCTACGTGAAGAAGCAGGCAGCCACCTTAGAGCGGGTTACAGACTGGAAATTTGTTATCGAAAACCACCTTAAACGTGTGCCCGTTATCCGCACATCAAACGGGAACCTACTCAAGTTTCTGCAGGAAAGACACAGAACCATAAGTGGAGAGGTTACCTTCGAGTTTGAAACCAAAGAAGAATACGACGATGTTATCAACGACACTGCTTTCACCCTCGAAATCGGGTTAGGCAGCACCAACAAAGCGGTTTTCACTGACTGCAAATGGGAAACAGTAGGCTCCCCAACTAGGATTGAAGATCTGGTGGCTTTGAAGGCGCCTTTCACAGCGAAGGGAGTGACCATAAGCTAAGGGGTGGGTTAGCTTGGATGAATGGATAAAAAGACTTCATGCATTGCCGGTTGAGCTTCAGAAGCTCATCATCGAAGACACCAAAACTTCACTCAAAAACAGAATCAAAGTCATGGAGAGGATAAACAATAAAAAAACAAAAGGTTGAGGTATCTGATCGATTCGGCAAGGAATACGCTGGCACCTACGTTTTTCAAGAGATCAGCTGGGCTAAACGGTCTAGACTAATTCAGAACCACACGAAGTATCATCCTACGACTGGTCGGGTGATGAAGAGCGACTATGTGGCGATTCAGGCGGAAACTATCTGGGCTAGCCTAAAAGAGCAGCCTGAAGGTAACCCGATTACACTTGAAAAGCTGCTGGGCGAAGAGGACGGCATACCAGTCGGTCTAGGCGAATTCTTGAGCAAATTTGTCAATCAGCTCTGCGGGGTGACGGTTGAAGAAACAAAAAACTTGTCCGGGCGATGAAGCGTGGCAAGCCCCATCCAGCGCTCATGGAGTTCAGGCTCTGCAAAGAGTTCGGTTGGACGCCGACGATGCTTGCGCGTCAGCCAGCAAAGACGGTTGAGCAATTCATCGTGGTCCTGAATGAATTGGACCGGCAAACTGAGGAAGAGATGAAAAAGTCGAGAGGGAAGGCGAAGAGGCTTGGTTATTGAGCTGGAGTTGAATGTGAAAGGATTCTCTGAGTTGCAGCAAAAGCTGCAGCATCTAGATAGTAGTATGAAGCAGAGGGTCCATGAGGTACTGCAGTTTGAAGCGGAAGCCATGAAAAACTTGGCTAGAGCACGTTGTCCTGTCCGCACCGGAAGGCTGAGAGACAGCATCTACGCATGGGTTGAGGATTGGATCCTGCGTTTGGGTGCTACTGCTCCTTACGCGGTCTATCAGGAGTTGGGAACTAGGTATATTAGGCCTAGAAAGTTTCTGGAGAACGCTGTTGTACTGCGCCTGCAGAGTCTGATTAACCGAATCAATTGTGCCCTAGGAGAGGCTGTTGAGGAGGCTTCGGGTTGAGTTTTCAGGACCTATCTGTCACTATTAGTGCAGAGAATCGTGCTTCAGCTGAATTCAACAAAGTTTCTGCTGATGCAGGTCGGATGGCTTCTGAGGTTGCTGCACATCCCATAACGCTTAATGTGGAAGACTTGGCTAGCGCCGAGTTAGCGAAGGTTGCGGGTAACGTTGCTGAGGTTACAGCTGAGTTTGAAAGTTGTTCAGTTCAAGCAACGGAATTGAGCGCTGAGGTTCTGAGTGCGACTGAGAGCATTAGTGTGGGCTTTCAGCAAGCGGGTGACGAAGCTGAGGCATTGGCTGAGAAGGTTAGGCTTTCTGGCGGTGCTGTTAAGGAGACGAGCAGGGACTTCACCACTTTGGGGGTAGGCGTCTCTGCGGTTGGTCGCCTCGGAGAATCTTTTGGGGTGCTGAATAAGGAGCAGGCAGGTTGGGTGCGCACTATGGGCTTATCAATTTCTGCTGTAAGTGGGGTTGTCCGGGCAACTCAGGTTCTAAGTTCAGTTACGAGCGTGGCTGCTGCGGTTCAGAATGCCTTGAACATCAGCTATGGGACCTTCCTTGTTTTGACTGGGGTGGGGGTGGCTGCTGTTGTTGCTGCTGCGGCTGCTATGTCATATTTTGCTTCTCAGATGAACTCTGCAACCTCCAGCGTGAGGGAGTATAATGCTGTTGCTTCTGAGACGCCAACCTATACTCGGAGTATTCAGAGGGCTGGCGAAGAGGACCTCCGGAGGAGGGGGATAGAGTGAGCGTTCAAACCCCTGTCATAGCTGTGGTTTTCGGTTCGGTTACGCCTCCTCAGGGCGATGTTTTGGATCTGCGGGTTCATCTGGGCTGCACAAAAGAAGTATCTAGTTTTGATTGTCTGCTCCAGAACTTCGATAAGAAGTACAGTCCAGGCGGAACCTATCCGATTAATGTTGGTGATGACGGAAGCATAAGCATCGGCAGAGGAACAAACTGTCCACAGATCATGACGCTCCGAGTGGAAGAGATAGAGCCCATATCTTCGCCTTTTGAAAACTACATCAGAGTTAAGGGGCGCTGCAGGGGAGAACGAATCTTCCGCAGAGTCGTAACCAAAACTTACGAGAATCAAAAAGGAGAAGCCGTCGTAAAGGACCTAGTGGACTACTATGTTGGTTTAAGCCACCTCCGCGATACTGCAGAGCTGATAGAAAACACCGACACCACATACACTCTGTTGGAGTACGAGAATTCTCCAGTTTTTGACATTCTCAAATACATTGCTGAGAGCGCCGACCAAGCTGGTGTTATCGGCTACGATTTCAGGGTGGCTCCAGACGGAAAATTCGAGTTTTTCCCTCGGAACAGCAAAACCAATTCCATAAGTCTTGATGAGAAAATCGAGTACAGCCGCTACAGCAAGGACATCTCCCGGGTTATAAACAAAATTTACGTTTATGGTGCCACAGAAAAGGCAACTCCCCTTGACAAGGATGCTAACACAGAGAATATAACACAAAATGGCAGTCAAGTTGATGCGCCTGATGGCACTTGGACAAGCGGCACAGGATGTGGAAACGTCTATGTTGAAACTTCAGAGGCGATCGTGGGCTCTAAATCGCTTGAGCACAGAACCGAAACTATAGACTATTGGGGCTGTGCAGTCTTCACCTACACTGCAGGCAAGGAAATAGACGCGAATAAGTATCCTAGCGTCACCTTTCAGATGAAGTTGCAGAAAGACAGGAACTTCGCTGGATCCGCCAATATTGTGCTCGAAGACCTTTTGGGTTCGCAGGTGTGGAAAGAATTCAGCGTTACTCCCGACAAGTGGAATCTGCAATCCTTTTCTGCAGGAAAGAGAAACAGTGACCAGTGGACTCACAGCGTTTTTAACAGTCAGCCTTTCGATTGGGAGAACGTCAAAAAAATTTACCTTTACGCTTATTTCGGCTCTGGGTCTGGAACTGGAAGCTTCTGGATAGATAACCTGTTCTGGAATCACTGTCGTTGGGAGGCAGTGGAAGAGCACTCGGGCAGTCAAGCAGCTTATGGGCTACGCGAGCTGGTTGAGGTGGATGAGGAGCTGCACAGCGACAACGAATGCTCTCTTAGGGCTAATGCTCTACTTGCTCACCTGAAGGATCCTGGTGAATTCTTGACTATTCGTAGCACAGTTATCGACTATGGCACAGCCCCTATTCTGGCTGGGGATAAGGTTCACGTAATACTTCCGAATGAGAATATTAACTCGTATTTCCGAGTTATAACGGTTGAATATCACGTATTGGCTGCAGAGCAAACTCTCGAAATCACCTTGGAGCTGGGAAAGGAGAAGCCGCTGCTGGCTGACTACCTGTATGGTCTCCGCTCCACAACTATTACCGCTGAGAAGTTGATGAGAACAAAGGCTGGTCTCCGAAATGTTACGAGCAGCGGGGGAGGAGGAGGCAGCGGAGGAGTTCCAGATTGGATCACATCAACTTACATTGGACCGAGAAGCGACACACCGGCAATCACCAATTTTAGAACAAAAAACATAGATGGCGACACCCCGGTTAACCACCAGTTCAATCCCACCGATGACGGGTATGGCGTTTTCGGCGTTCAAACAAAGCGTTGGAACGAAGGGCACCTCAAGTATCTTTTTGTCAGCAGTTATGGGCGGCTGGCTCAGCTGAACATCGGAGATTATGTAGGCGATCAGGTTGTTATCACCTCTGGCAGGGTGCTTCAGAATGTTTCTGCTGATGCCGCTATAATCTCTAGTGGACAGTTTGGGTTGGGTCGGATGCCGAGGGGAGACGCTGGAAAATTCTTGAGGGCATATGGCTCTGGATATGATCCTATGTATGCTTTTCTTGTTGCCGGTGATATTCCGAGTCTTCCGGCTTCCAAGATTACGAGTGGCAGGTTTCCTTTAGCCAGGATTCCTGAGGGTTTGAGCGGTTATGTTCTTGAGGCTCAGGGTTCAGGGTTCGATCCAATGTATGTTAATCCTAATGGCCGTTACAGTCCAGCCAGTCACAATCATGCTGCAGGCGACATAACCAGCGGGGTTCTGGCTGAGGTTCGATGTCCCAACGTCTACAGTGGGCAGATAACCTTCAACGGTGGCATAGTGACGAACAGCGTTAATTGTGCAAACTGGCAAGCCGCAGATATCCTTTTCGAGAATGACTTCAGGATCACTGAAGCCGAGAAACTTGGGTTAGGTAAGGGTTTGGCGTTTCTGAACGACAAGGGCAAGGTGCTGATGGTTCTGGGCAGAAACGGAAACCTGAATGTGAAAGGAAAAATTGGCAGACTGAAGAGGGTGAATCTGGGTGCCTAAAAAGAATTTGCGAAAAATTCTGGATGAACTAGATTCTGGCGACCTTATTGAGGTTGAATGGTGTGATGCTTCGGTGGGGAAGAGCAGCGGATCTGGAACTGCCATTGATGTGCCGGTGAAGAGCTGGGGAATATACGTCGGTTTGTTCGGTAAACATGCGAAACATATTGTTTTGGCGCAGAATAGCTTCAGTTACTCTGACGGCTTGTTTGATCTGGATTACACTGCTATTCCAGCCAGTTGGACCCTTGGTTTAGTTGTTATAGCTAAGGGGTTATTACCGCCTGAGGTTGCCCAAACATTGGTGAACAGCTTCATTTTGGGTGGGCACAGGGCATTTAACAAGAGAACTTTCATGCGGAAGGTGAAGAACCATAAAAGACATTTTTAGGCG